CCCGCCCGGGCGCCGGGCTCCACTGCAAATCCCACGTCTTGTTTAGGAGGATCTTCTTTAAGAGGAGGAGGCGGTGGAGGTACAGGAGGTCACCACAATGCTACCCCCGCAATAGTAGCTGGAGCAGCTGGAGGCTCGTCTAATCTATACGTCGCGGGTTCGGGAGGTGCTGTAGGTACAGACGGTGCAGCTCCAACAGCGGGGTCAGCAGGAACAAACGGCAACACAGCTTCAGGTGGGGCTGGTGGAGGAGGCGGCGGTACAACAATTACAGCCTCCACTAACGGCGGAGCTGGAGGAAACGGTGGTACACACGGCGGTGGCGGTGGCGGTGGGGGTGTAGGAATGAACCCCGGCTTAGGCGGCGCTGGTGGTACGGGCGGTAATGGCGTAGTCTATGTAATGAGTTGGTGACGTCTAATAAGTACTTTGCAGGAAATCAAGGTCACTATATATTCTGCGCAGCAACAACCTTTACGTTCTTCTCTGGCGAATTAACAGTTATGGAAAAATAACATGACAGCAGCAACATTAAATTTAAGTGTAGAATGTGGTGCAGATTATGCCCAGAAAATTACATTGAAAGACGACACAGGCGTAGCCATTAATATTACAGGCTACACATTTGCATCGATGATTAAAATATCTGCTGCTGATGACTCCCCATTGTTATCATTTATATGCACACCAGATGCTAATCCAGCACTAGGGACATTTACACTGTCGTTAACTAATGCCCAGACAGCATCTTTGTTTGCTCCAGGAGATGGTCCTAGTGAAACTATGAGCTTAGTCTATGATATAGTACAGACAGTAGGTAGTATTAAGTCAAGAATTATTCAAGGCACTATTACAGTGTATCCCGGGGTGACATTATGAGCATAACAAGTATTATAGTAGAGACCGGAAGCAATGTATCTGGCGCTAATAGCTATCTGTCTGTTGCTGATGTTATTCAGTATGCTAAGGATAGACAATATACATTCCAAACATCTGTCAGCGTTTTAATTATCAAAGCCATGGACTACATAGAAACATTATCCTACAAAGGGTCTAAATTAACTCGTAATCAGGGGTTGCAATGGCCGCGGTATAATGTTATAATAGACGGGTACTATGTAGACCCTTTAATTATACCAAATGATTTAAAGAAAGGCCTTGCCGAATGCATTATGGCAATTGACCAAGGCAATGACCCGATGCAAAACATCCCAGTACAAGTGTTGCGCCAGAAAGTAGATTCCCTTGAGATAGAATACCAACCCGGCTCCCCACAATATGAAATCAATCGTAAGATTAAGAACGTCATGTGGAAACTACTAGCTGGCGGTGGTAATAGTGGTAATGTTGTTAACGTAGGACGTGGATGATATGAGTTTCGCATCGGACATGTCAGCAGCAGCCTTAAGCATGCTAACGAAGTTTGGGCAAAGTATAACAGTGGTACGTGACGTAGTGGCTTCGTTTGATTCAGCTACAGGTACAGTTACTGAAGGTACAGACACAACATACAGTGGCTATGGCTACCCATCTGCTTACAACGCATCACAGGTTGATAACGCTATTATTAAACAATCAGATACGCTCTTGATATTCTCGTCAACTACAGCACCACTTGTTAATGACATATTCACTGTAGGCTCTAAAGTGCTCACAGCTGTTAATGTTCAAACAGTTTCTGACCAGGGTGTTAATGTAATGTATAAAGTACAGTTGAGGCAATAATGAGTGTTAATGTAGCTGATTGGGAAAAGAAGTTTACTGGGCAGTGTGCCATAGTAGTTAAAGAAGATATGAAAATAATACGTGAAGCTAGCAAAATACTGTATAACAACATAGTAGATCGTACACCAGTCGGTGACCCATCATTATGGAACTGGCCAGCTCATGCAGGCTACACGCCGGGAACATTAAAAGCTAGTTGGACAATCACCGATAATACAGGTGAAATAGTTATAGAGAATTTACAGCCTTACGCTTACAGAGTTGAAACAGGCTATAGCACACAAGCACCATCTGGCATGATGCGCATAAGCGTCAAAGAGTTTGGTTCGATATTAGATGAAGTTAAACGGAAGCATAAAGTATGAGTGTATTTAACAACATCCAGAATGCATTAAACGCTAAGCTTGCATCACTATCTGGACTACCAGCAATCTTTTATCAAAATATTCAGAATGAGCCGGCGCAAGGAACGTCTTACATAAGACCAACACTACTGCCAGCACGTTCTACACTGCTTACATTAAATAATGAAGATATGCATCAAGGTTTGTATCAAATAGATATATACACGCAGTTAAAGAAAGGAACAGCCCCAATATTACTACTTGCAGATATAATAAGAGATGGCTTTAAACGTCAAAGCTTAGTATCCAGTAGCACTGTTGTACACGTTCAAAATATTAGCATCTCACCTATACAACGAATAGAATCTTGGTGTCATTGCTATGTAGAAGTAAACTACCTTTGCGTAGCATAAATCACTAACCACGTAACATTAATTAAAGGAAACAAAAATGGCAGCTCCAGCTATTTTATCTCAAGGTACAACATTTTCAACAGACACAGTTGGTGGGTCTAGTCCCATAACTATTAGTGGCGTTAAATCAGTCTCAGGCATAGGCTCAGGTAAAGCGGCTGAAATAGACGTAACCACTTTAGCAAGTACTGCTCGTGAATTCAGAATGGGACTACAAGACTTCGGTTCTGTAACATTAAACCATAACTGGAATTTAGATGATGCAGGACAGATTGCTTTGTACAATGCTATGGATGGACAGACAGCACAACAGTTTATTATAACCCTCCCAGCTACAAACCCATCAGTCACTAAGAACGTGTGGACTGCAACAGTGTATGTATTGTCGATGGAAGTTTCTGTAGAGGCCAATGGAGTTGCTGTTGGTACTACGACACTACGCGTCACGGGAGAACCTGTGTGGAGTTGATTTAACTCCCAAGGTGTGGTATATTGTACGAAACAAAATATGGAAACACATATAAATGTCAATTAATAAACATCAAATATTTGCTAGTAACGACCTTAAGGAAAAGCTCGTTGCTATGCCTGAATGGGGTGGGGATGTTAAAATCCGTGCCCTTTCTGTTCATGAACAATTAGAATATGATGCATTCCTAGCTACAGAGCCTAAAGAAATAGAGATGGCTTTGCACTTAATACTATCTGCTTGTGTAGATGATAATAATAATAAGCTATTTACCATAGATGATTTAGACCTACTGAAGCAAAAGAGTTCTAAGAATCTATTTCATTTAGTGAATGAGATATTAGATCTAAATAAACAGAAGTCAAATGATGTAGAGAATTTAGCAAAAAACTAGTAAAGCGTCCACTCCGTAAATTTGTATTCTCTTTAGCAAAAGAGCTTGGTATGACAGTTGCGGAGATTGGGGATAAGATGGACGCTAGCGAGCTCATGGAATGGGTAGCATACTTTAAGATACAAGACCCAGAAGAAGCAAACAGAATTAATGATATAGTCGAATCAGAAAAGAGTGATGATTACCACGCTGATAAAATGCGAGCATTCTTAAACACAATAAGACCGGGTAAAAAATGACACAAGAGAATGTATTACTAACACGTATTGTTGCAGATAATGCACAGTTCAAAGCCAGACTCGATGATGCTGTATCAGCGGCACGATCATTTGGTAATAAAGTTTCCGAGTCATTTAGTAAAGCCGGAGGTATTCTAGCTGGCGTGGCTATAGGCAAAGAAACACTTAGTACATTTAAAGATGGGTACGATAGCATAGACAAGCTAACAGCATCCGCTGAACGTCTCGGCATATCCTCAAAGAATTTCCAATACCTAGAATTCGCGGCAAAACGCTCGGACGTAGAGATGGGAAGCTTAGAGGCTACTATTAAAAAGCTACGTATTAGTTTGTCCGATACTAGCAAATCTCCTCTATTCTCCCAGCTCGGCTTAGATCAAGCAAAACTAAAACTCATGGATACCAGCGAGGCCCTATCATTGATATATGATAGTATGAAGAATTTAGATGAGTATTCAAGAGTTAATATAGGTACTAAGTTATTTGGTAAGAATTTCCAAGATACAATATCCCTTGCCAGACAAGGTATGAAAGGATTTAGGGAAGACCTTAACAAGTTAGGTGGCCCTGTAGATACGTCAGGATTCGATGCTGTTGATAAACGTGTTGATGAGCTAACCACTAAATACGAAAACTTCAAGAGACGGCTTTTCCTTAACTATGGTGCTCCTCTAGTAGACACAGCAAATACGGCATTAGATGTTTTAGATGGCGACTACGGCTACAACAAAGATCATCTAGCTCAAGTTTCTAGTATGCGTATTGGCGGGGAGGTTGGTAAAGATCTACCAGATGCATCTACATCAGTATTCAATAGCCAGCACTCTTTAGGTGATATGCCTGATGTAGCAGGATGGATGGGTAAACTAGGTGTTGCTATGCAATCATTGAGCAGCAACCTCGACGAAACTGGTGGCGCTGCAAGCGTAGCTGCTGCAGCTCTAAGAGAGATGGGTAATGGCGAGGTCTTAAATAAGACATTAGGTATTGGCGGTCAATCTGGACAGGAATATCTTAATAGTATACTAACCCCTCAGAAAGAGATAACAGACAAAAACTTCACTGAAATAGCTAATGAAATAAAATCATTGATGGCTGAGGGGGCGACACTAAACGGTGTGCAGATACAATCAGACTTGGCATCCCTAAAATCTATAGCACATAGTTATGACGGCCTGCAAAATGGTGACTCTAACGCTGGTATGATTAGGGCATATGAGTTATTACAGAAACAGATAACAGATGCTGCTGGAGCGCGTGGTTCTAATGAGCTAAAGATAACAGTTGACGAAGGCGGGATGATGAGGGTGTTCGCGAGTTCTAGTGGAGCTATGAAAATCGTAGGTGATGTTGTACAAAACATTGCACAAAAAGAAGCGTCATCAACTATGGCTAGTGGAGGCTAAGAAATGGCATTAGGAAGCTTAACATTTAATTTATATTCAGACGCAGGACTTACGTCCGTTGCGACTACAGACCTTACAATATCAGCACAAAGTGATTTGTCAGACGGATATCATGACTACTACTTCTATCTTGGATGTACAGATACAGGGCAACAACTCAGAGCATCATCAAATCCAGGTGTTGACCCAATAGTAATAACACCAACGTATATACTACCGTCATGGGTAGCATCAACAGCATATGCTTTAAACGCATCAATACGCCCAGCAACACCAAACGGGTATAGATATGTATGTACTACAGCGGGGACTACTGGTGCATCAGCCCCTACATTTGGAACTACATTAGGTGGAACCACTACAGACGGTACATGTGTCTGGACATTAGTATCAACTACTAGCTCAGTTAATGAAATGAAACTAGCGTCGACGTCAATAGGGCTTGACAGTGCAACTGCTGGAGCATCATTGACACTCGGCACAATAATCTTAAGTCAGCCAGTTAATGCCGTATTGTTCTATGTTCGCGTTACAAATGCATTGACAACAGTTTCATCAAGTGCAGCTACACCAGAGCTCGGAATTAATATCAACGCAGTTAAACAGTCGAGTGTATAATGACAAGACGATATCATGCAAATAATGTAAGTACGACACTGCTGACAGATATTCTATCTTCTAGCACGTCACTAACAGTTACTAGTGCTACAGGATTTCCGACAATAGCGGCAAGTGAAGAGTTCAGAATAACAATATCACAAAGCGGCTTTATAGAAATAGTTACGGTTACAGCAGTTGCTGGTAGTGTATTCACAATAACAAGAGCTCAGGAATCAACGACAGCACGAGCATTTACAGCAGGTGCTGTTATAGACCTAAGGGCTACAGCTAACAGTTTAGACAGAAAAGCAGATATGGTGAGTACTACTGGGGATGTAGTTAACCTAAGTGCCTCTACCCTTACACTAGGAACCCCCGCAAGCTTAACACTAACTAATGCTACAGGCCTGCCTTCAGCCTCATTAGTGGCTGTAACAACTAATAGTAGTGCTGCTGTAGGTGTTGTTGGACAAGTAGTTACAAGCACTGTATCGGCAGTGGCTATAACATCAGGCACATTGACTAACGTTACATCAATATCATTGCCAGCAGGTGACTGGGATGTATTTGGCTCTGTTCAAGCTCAGGCGGCAGGAACGACTACTACACTGTATACATCTGGAGGAATTAGTACTACTAGTGCTACACTGCCGGCAGCTGGATTACAGACAGTCGCACCGGCAGGTGCTGCAGGGCTACTTGTTGGCGGGCCAGTGCCTAGTCAACGCTTAAGTCTTGCATCTACAACAACGGTGTATTTAGTAGCACAAATAAGCTATGCGGTATCAACATGCACGGTGGCAGGGTCCATAACAGCTCGCAGAGAACGATAAGATGCCTTTAAACAATGCTACACTTAATAGTGAAATACTAAATGATTACACAGTAAGTGATATAACATATGATAGCCAAAGTATCCTTACTTTCGGTAAAGATATTGTTATGGGTGCTGTGTATTCAAATTACATAGCTAGAGTTTATAAAGTAATTTCATATGACTACACAGGCTCATCATTAATTAGGGTAGGTAAGGTTATAACAACCCCAGCGTCTGATTCATTCTATAACAGGAATGGGTGGGATCCTATAATCACTGTTGGTGGTAAGACTCTCGCCGCAAGGGAGTTAACTGGCTCTATTAAAGTAACTAAGACGGAAGGGTCAAATACTACAGCATCGTTTAGCATTATATTATACCCAAACACTTATACATTATATGACTATCAAGCAAAGCCTGTTACTATCAGTGTTAAGAAGGATGGCGTTGTTACTAAGCTATTCACGGGCTTAGTAGATGTTCCGGAGCTAAACGTATTTGAAGAGAAACTAACTCTTAACTGCACAGCAGATAGGCGTGTACTGCTAGGGAATCTAGCATCTATTGAGCCTTACATCGGATACTATGCGGAAGGCGTTCTAGGCACTAATCTAAATGCTGCTGATAGAATAACTCAGCGTATGACAACGATACCAGCTAGCCTTGATTTCGATAGTAGTAACAATTATAGCATAACAAGCTGGACAGCTAAGACAACGCCAGACTACACATTCGGTTCTTCTAGTGTGTATAGACGTGAACCACAACTAATTATGGACAGCTCTAGCCAGATAATAAATAAGGTTAATATAACTTTAGAGTACGGGTATGTACGGCATCACCAAGCGCAGTGCTACACCTCATGGTTGCATCCATACGCTAACACTGTGTGCCCATTCTTGCAAGACATGCCTACATGCCCTTCGAGGAACATGATTAGAGCAGCGGCACAGTCTGCGGGATGGCTTGTGGATAATGATTCATTTGATTTCACTAACCAGCTGGCATCTGGATTCTATCACTGCGATGGTACATGGCTTGCATGGAGCCTGATAGAGACTGGTGTACAGAATGCGCAGATACTAGACAGTAACGGTAGGCCAGTACTTGATAGTAGTGGTAATCCTACATATAGATCAGTGCCAACAATTATAGCTGATAACTCTAAGCGTTACGCTATGGGAGCTAATTGGTTCTCATATAAACGATACAATCAGAATATAAAAGAAAGCTACACTGTTTCCGTAACATCCCCAGAGTCTGTCGCTAAGTATGGAGAAATTCCGTCGGACCAATCATATGGGTACACTGCCGTTGATGCCTACGATGATTTTACATCAGCTACGGCATACAGCTATACAATGGGCGCATCATTCCATATAGATGGTGTTACTGATAGAAATAAGTTTAATGACGTTTATATGTGCGCACTGCAAAAAGCGCGTACACAAATTCTTAAGTCACATAGACGTAATAAGATGGTGTTTCAAGTCCCATTGCTCCCCAGCATTGAGCTAAGGCATACAGCATCGTTAACTGGTAAGTGGGTTAGGGGTAAAGGCAAGGTTTACAGTATAACTCATGTTATGGGTATAAGCGATAGTAGTGGTGGTGCTAGTGGTGATAGCTACACGGATATATCACTAATGCAATATCGTGGTACAACCACTGTATCAGAAACTTCTTTGGCCATCCCAACTGTGCCGGCAGAAGGAGCTATCAACAATGTGTTCGGAGCTGTACTAGATACACATCTAGGGGAAGACCCGGCAGCATCTGGGGCATCTGCTTGGAATGGGTATATCGGCAATGTATGGACATTTAAGTCAGGTGGAAGCATAGGTGGTAACTATATACGCACTAACTACACAGAAAGCTTTGTTGTTGATAGCCCTACAATACCAACAAATCTAACGGATAATAAAGTATTAACAAAATCAGTAACTTACAATGTTAACATACCTAATGACAACACTGTTTATCAGTCATACGGCTAAAGCTTACATATAAGCGTTATACGAATAGATAAAGTTAGTGTACACTAACGCATCACCCACACCCAGATCGTTCAACCTAGAGCGTTTACGGAGGTGGTTTTTTTGAGGAAATGAAAAAAATGTCTAGTTTTGGTGATGATATAAGGCGTATTAGTAAATATCATGAATTATTAGATGCCATACGTCAATTGTCTACAAAAGTTGAACAAGGCTCCGGAACACCAGTTCCCGGAACTCGTGGAATAGCTTATAATGACTATGTTAAGGGTGTATCTAGTACTGGGCAAAGCTCTACTAACGGTATTATTGACAAATCTGGTGATATCGGTGGGGGTATTGGGGAAGGAGCTGGGGAAGACACAGTTAAAGATTATCCAACTGATGGAGGCTCACCTCGCACTGGCGGCGTAGGTCATATGGGAGGCTCTGACGACATAGCAAGCGGTGACAATACATCTAAGGATGGGTGGTATGACGCCGAAAGTCTGCTTAATAATAAGAAAGACAATTACGGGAAAAGCCCTCCAGAAATTGCGGGTGACATAGTAATCAACACTATCACGGGTCTTACTACAGGGTCACGTGCTATGCTTATACACATGAATGACCCAGTGTTATCTATGCTAGCACCTAGCTCATGGAGTGGCTCGTTTGATCCCGGAACTGATACTTCTTGGGATTCAGATTATTACTATGAGATAGTTGGAGCATACGCACTTAATGCAGAAGGCTCTACCCTAGCATCAGCTGCTAGTATTGCTGCAGAGGCGACAGTTGGTTATTATAACGCTGGTAATAATTCAATAGTAACTGGATGCTCACCATCATCTCATACAGGTACTACAAGCGGGACACAGTATTTTACTATAACGTTTAGGAATGTATCAAGTGGAGCCATATCATCTTACGAATATAACGCCACCTGGTATAGGCATAGTTGTATATCTGCAGGCAATCCATCCACTGGATGTGCCATCGTAGCACCAAAGAACTCTTGGTATCCAGATTTAGGACTAACACAATTAGCATTATTAACTGCACTAGGACCTATCGTAGCTCCTTTCAATATGGGGAACATAGGGCAATGGGTTCCTCACCCAGAAGATTTAAATATACCACTGCAATTTAATAACGGAGCTAGTATTCTTGATTTAGAATCTATAGCTACAGGATTGAAGGTGCGGATTGGAACACTTATGGGTGGTGGGTGGTATATGTATAACAGAAACCCAGCTAGCAGTAACTTGCCGGTGGGTGCTGTGACTAATCAAAGCGTGTTTACAGCAGACAGTAAGAACAGGCCGGCAGGATTTATAACGCCTAATGAGCTGGCTACAAGGCTTCCAATATAGACGAAGCTTAATTCCATATTAGACATAAAAATAAAGCCCCAATTAAGGGGCTTTTTAGTTTAGTGCTTTTTATTTAAGCGGTGCACTATATTATTATTGCTATTCTCTTCCCGCTACTCGTCGTTTATACTCGCAGAGTTGTAAGAGTGCTACTAGCTTGATCAAGGCTTCATTACGGACTCTGTGGCATTGCCCGCCGGAATATTTCAGCTTAACGCGGCTAGGATTCCCCAACCCTTAGTACTAATATAGTTAAATATCAAATACTCGCCATAGGCTTCACCGGTGATCACTAAGCATTTCAGCCTAGCTAACATTTAAGTTTGGTTGGATTCGAACCAACGTATGTAAAACGCCTAGCCTCTAGGCTACAAACTTAAATTCCTAACGTCCTTTTTATTCTTCTAACTTCCTGTTCACTAATCTTTAACACTTGAGCTATGTCTTCAGTTGCTAGACTTTTTACGAGTAGGCGAAAGTCCTTTTTGAACTGCTCCGAATAAGTATCCGGTTGACTTTTTGCTTGTGTAGTTGGGGGTAGTTCCAATTTGCTGCGTGTCATTCGGATGCTCCTTTTGGTGTTTAGCTATCTTAATCTTCTTATTCTTCAGTGCTCTATTCTCAGATATATAAGCTTTATTCTGAGCAGATCCTTTATTTCTATTCTGTTTCTTAACAGCCATAATATTCACTCCCTCGTGTTAATATACCTAATTTATACAACTCAATACACTATTATTTCAACATATTCACTTGAGCTTGTTAAAGATATTGCATCAAGTCAATCTGCACAGCTTTACTATACACAGGCTTCTTATTAACTACAGGCGTAAGTCCAACCATCCCACCACTGCTGTATTGGTCAGTGAGTATCAATCTAGCTTCTTTAGCTCTTCGATTAATAAGCCCCTTCACAACAACACCATTGTCTTTATTCCATCTAGCCATTGCCTCTACAATCCTATCTAAACTCTCTCCAGCGTTAACACGCTTCATGAATGTGCTAGTAGCCATTCCTTGTGTTCCTATATTGTAGCAGATAGAAACCAATGCGTCAAATAGTGTTTGAGGAATTGATAATTTAGTTAGTGCTCTATTGACAGCAGCAACATATTTAACAAGCCCTTTCTTGTATATTTCAACTGCTTCTTCCATTGTTATTTCTTTGTCATAAGACCATAACGGAAGGTCTTTAATATCACTAACTGTACTCCCTATGCCTATAGTAGGTACGCCTCCACTATCTAAGTATTTAGATAAACATAAACATTCATAACTAGCAAGTTCACAAATTCCCATCTTTGACAGTTCCATCAAACCCCCACACAAAATATAATATTTATGTTATTTGCTTTTAACGCGCTATATACACGTACAGCATCAGAATGCTTACCTGCGCCATAAACTGTATGCACCCCTTTGTTGCTAAACATACATCCACAAGAATCTTTCCCTGCGTGGAATGCTATATCAGTAATACGATCAATAGCATTCTCTTTCTCATCGTAGCAATGTATTTCAAATTCCTTCTGCATATGCTCTCCTCTCTGACATGCTTTAGTATACACTAATTTGCTTTGTTTGTCAACATAGTATATACTGGTGTCTCACACGAATGATTTGCTAGTATACCTCAACGTGTATAAATAACAATCGGTAACAGCCATCTCTTAAGCATGCCCTTTGATACCGGGGCAATAGACGCCTCGTAGAGGGCTATGGAAAACGGGTTTATGTTGACGTAACATACTCGCTTAAGACACTGACAGCGATAAGGGAAAGAGGTTTAACTAGCCTCAATGTGTTCCGAATAATTTGCTTGAGGGATGACATAGAATGCCGGAAGATGCTTAAGGGTCAACTAAAGGTATCTAGTGACCTCTATTGCCTAAAATAAGCAAATAATAAAAATAATTACAATATTACTTGCAATGTAATGTAAACAAGTATAAGCTTATAGTATCAAGGCAACTTAAGGGAATACAATGGAAAAAAGAAAATTCAGGTATAAGTTAGACACTGTCTATGTAGCACTATGTAAATACTTAGATGAGAAGGCAGACTACGAGATAAACCTAGTGGTTGGTGATATACGTCTTAGATATGCTATTATATTAGCTGCTGTACATGATTTACATTATGGTGATGATGCTCAGAAGGCTGATGCCGCAGAGTATTTTGCTGGTAATACATATATAAAACATAAGAATGAGTGTATAGTTCCATCAGAGATTTTAGACGCTATTGTTAATAATGCTAAAGACTACACAAACTATATTTCGTACAAAACGTATGAAGAGCTGTTAGAGGATGGTGATTGGCTGTGACATTCTTAACGTCTAGTGTCAACTGCCCTAGCTGTGGGTTGCAGCATAAAGGCAAACCATTTTGTACGTATGAGAATGGAGCTCATTGTTTCTCATGTAACTACACTATATTCTACGATCATAGTTTTACAGTATCAAATAGCGCGGTTCATAGAGTTAAGGATTTCCCTGAGGCTTGTTCAGACCCGTCTAAATTCTCAATAGTTAATTTAAAATGGCTGGCTAAATATTATGTCGATGCGGCACTGATTAAGAAATATTCCATTTTGGAAACTGGAAATCGTGGGCTTATACTCCCATATTACAAAGATGGTGAGCTTGTATGCTATCAGACCCGTTGGAATACAGAGCCCAGGCTTATAGTATCGTCGGGGGTTAAAGTACCGGCACTATTCGCAATTCGCGAATCACGAATACTAGTGATAGTAGAAGACTTTATAAGCGCCATACGCTTAGCTGAACATGTACACAGTGTATGCCTTTGGGGTACTAAAGTGAGCTACGAATATTTAAAGCTTTGGTTTAAGCAATATGATAATATTCTAGTTTGGCTAGACAATGATTATACAAAACAAACTAATTCTGGGCAAGAATCTGCAAAAAAGATTTGCAATTCTCTCAATTCTATACTACACTATACAAATAGACGATACGGGTTTGGACAATTGGACGCTAAAATTATTAAGAACATTATAGCAGAGCAAGACCCAAAGGCCTATAGCCCAAGCGAATTAAAAGAGACAATAGGAGCACATCATGCGACACCGGCAAAGTAACAAGATGTTGTTAGCAGCCCTTGATGAATACGTCACAGGTCATCAAGAAGCAAAGAAAGCTCTTATTGTTATGCTTAACAGAGCTAAATTAAGAACTAGTCAGAAGTACATTCAGGGGATGGACGATGAGTTCATAGTATCGCCGCTGAAAGTGCTATTAATTGCGCGAAGTGGCAATGGTAAAACACATCTTATTCAGAGCCTGCAGAAGATCAGTAGATTTCCACTATTAAAGATTGACGCTACACGTTTAAACCCTACAGGGGCCAGTGGGGGCATTAAGCCAGAAGATTTTCAAAGGATGATTACAGATAACGCTCGTGAGATGTGTACATTATATCCAGAAGATTACCCATATCTTGAGTATGCCATTGAGCAGACAGTAGTATTTATTGACGAGATTGATAAACTTGGTGTTAGTTTCAGTAGTAGTGGTAATTGGAATAAGCACGTACAAAGTAGTTTCTTAACATTATTTGATAGCAAAGATGAGTTTGCCGGCGTTAGTTATGTATTCGCAGGGGCGTTCGAGGATATTACAAAGAATAAAGCGGAGAGTCCGGCAGGTATTGGGTTCCACCACAACCATAAAGCCCATGACGAGAAAGCAGCTAAAGAGATTGACATTGAGGAGAAAGTGCTGGCTTGTGGGTTGATTCCGGAGATTGTAGGACGTATGAATACAATCATTGAACTAGATGTGTTTAAAGCCACTCAGTTCGAGGACATTCTTAGAGACCGTGTATTGGCACAGAAATATAGAGACTTAGCACAACTTGGCATATTTAATGTAGAGATGATAGATGAAGACATTTCCTTGTTAGCAGCTAAAGCAGTTAAGAGTACGCAGGGTGTTAGATATTTACAACGTGAAGTTGATAAGATTTATTTATCTCTCGAATTTGAGTCTGGGCTTGATGATAACCTACTGCTGCTGGAGAGTGATTATGATTGAGATAATACTTGTAACAATATTAACATTCCAAGTTGTATTAGCGTGCATTGGTATAAGCCTTTTAAAAGTACTTGGTAATATACTTAAGGACACTATACGCATAGAAGCAATTATGTACCGTGAAGAACGCAGACAACAAGCTAAGAGGTAGCACATGACAATTAAAAAAGATGATATAGAGCTTGAGACTGCATTGCTAAAGAGTATGACTAGTCGTTATAATTATGACCAGTTCAGCCTATGCCTAGACCTAAAGCGTCTAATACCCATAACTAAGAACTTATTAGACGATTACAAGAAGTACTATGATAAGTATCCAGAGCATAAGGATATTGATTTTAATACGTTTTATTCTGACTTCTCATCAGTGTGGCATCGTAGGGATGAGATAGGGGAAGACCTGCAGTACTATAGAGAGACTGTGTTTCCGTTGATAGAGAATGCTGAGGTAGGCCCTAACGTCTACATTAACTTATTAGAACGACAAGCCACTGACGCTATAGAGCAAGTGATAGCCGAGGGGTTTGACCAGGCGAAGATTGGCATTATACTTAAAGAGCTAGATGATAAGAAGTCACAGTACATTAATAAGGATGACAATGACATTTTTAAAATTGATACTCTCGATTTATCTGTACTGGATAGCAGCAATGGCCTTAGTTGGTTCCTTCCATCCCTCCAATCTAGCCTTGGGAGTCACATGGCTGGTCAGTTTATTGTTGTGGCTGCTGATAGCAACGCCGGCAAGAGTGCGTTTTGTATCTCGCAAGCAGTGCACGTATTTGAGCATCTTCACAAAGCTAAAATAGACAGGCCGATATTGTATTGTACGTCTGAAGATACTAAAGAAGACTTAGCGGGCCGGTTCCTGTCTAATTTGTATAAAGACAAAGTGCATGGCGGCTTTGAGCAGATAGTAGCGGATTGGGATAAGGTGAGTAAGCACTACGCAAAAACGTACGATCCAGAGCTGTTTATTGGCATGCAGATACGTAGCAATGCAGATTTATTTAAAATACGTAAAAAGATTGACAAATACAATCCGTCTATTATAATTGTAGATATGTTAGATAAATTATCTGCCAGCGATGCTATTATTGATTTAACTAAGCTGTACCAAGATGTGCGCGGTATTGCAAATGATGGCTATCCTATACTAGGAACTAGTCAAACAGGTAATACAAGTTATCAAGATAAGAATACAGGTGAGTTTAAGCATCGCAAGCATTTGAAGGATAAAGATTTAGCTAACAGTAAGAGTGGTAAGCAGGGGGCGGCATACTGCATGATTATGATAGGCATGGATGATGATATGCCGGGCGTGCGTTATGTTAGTACAACTAAAAAGAAACGTGGCTCACATGTATCTACAACATGCACACTTAACGAGCAGTTCAGCCTATACCGGGAATTATTATGAACGTAATATCATTAGATTTTGAGTCTAGTATATCTACATCTATACACGGTCCGACCTTTCGTGGGCCTGAGAATGATATATATACCCAAATCATAGGGCTAAGTGTAGACAATGTTAAAGTGTTACATAATAAGCAGGGATTCAAGCGTAAACTATGTGGGTCTCGTAATTGGCTTCGTGGCGTCGATTTAATCATAGGACACAATATAGGATTTGACTTGTCATATATATGGCATGACGAACAATTACGTGAGTTTCTGTTGGGTGGTGGGAAGATTTGGGATTGCTTTACGGGGGGGACAGAGATCCTTACATCCAAAGGATGGCAGAGATTTGATAATCTAGAAAGGGGTTTAGAAGTAGCCCAGTATAATACAGATGGCTCTATTACTTTTGTACGACCTGTGGCTTATATAGACAAGCCCTATAATGGTAAGTTACTAAGCTTAAGTAATGGACGTCACATAAACCATCTATCAACCCCAGACCATCATCGTGTTGTTCGGACGTTTAAGTACGGCAAACTAAGGCTTGAACCTGCTAACTCAAAGACAAGTCTATTCAGTCACCATAAAGCATTACTAGCAGGTTTGCATGATGGTAGTGGTCTTGATTTTACGGATACAGAGCTTCGGTTGATTGTAGCAATACAAGCAGATGCCTATATAACTAAACAAGGTTATGTGCAGTTTGAGTTTAGTAAGCAGCGTAAAGTTGATAGGCTAAAGGACCTTGCCTACGAGGCTGGATTGGAACTTAGGGGGGGTACTAACACATCCGGTAGTACCTACAGGGCGCGGTTATTAGGAGCTGAGAAACTAATCGAAGATGTTAAGGTATTTGGTAATATAGACCCAGTATTGATGACTTTACATCAAAAGTTAGTGTTTATAGAGGAGCTGCAGTATTGGGATGGGCATAAAACGTCCCAAGACACTATTGAATATTATTCGTATAGATCAGAATCTTTAGAAAAAGTGCAAATAATAGCCTCTTTAGCCGGGAGACGAGCCTTACTAAATGATAAGCGTGTATCCATAGTTAATAAAGATTACTGCGTGCAGAATAGCATGACAAAATCCGAGGTTGATTACAACGGACGCGTCTACTGCGTAACTGTCCCTAGTTCTATGATTGTTATTAGGCATGGTGGTCAGGTACAGGTGACAGGCAATTGTCAAGTTGCAGAATACCTACTTACAGGCCAGCAACATGCGTTTAGCTCTCTTGCTGAGCTTCAGCTTAAGTATCTTAATGAAGTAGAGAAGCCTAGCCGTATTAGCGCTTTGTATAAGAAAGGTGTAGGTGCTGATAAGATAGTGGCTGCTAGAGATAGATGTAAGCGTATGTTTGCTTTATACGAGTATTACTGCCACACTGATGGCTCTACGCCACTCAAGATTTATGAGTTACAGAAAGTGAGGGCAGAAAAAGAAGGTATGATGCCCATCATCGAGCTGTATAATGACTATCTGCTAGCTTTGATAAATATGGAAGTGACTGGTATACAAGTTGACATTAAGAGATGCGAGAAAACTCTACAAGAGTTTAATCTAAAGCATTTAGAGTATTTAGAAATGGCTCAGAATGTCGTTAAGGAGTTTTGGACTGACCCAAGACTACCAGAGTTTAATATTAACAGCCCCGACCATAAGAGTGCGATACTGTTTGGCGGGGATATTAAAATTGTAGAGAGGGAATGCATTGGACAATACAAAAACGGCAAAGATAAATACAAAAACGTTGAAAAGCTTGTACACATATCAGGGTTTCGAGTTCCTGCAAGCATATCTAGTGCAAGTAAAAAGCTTGGTCTGTACTGCACTGATGATGGGACAATGCAAAAGATTGCCGCTAAAACGACAAACCCTAAGCTTAAACAGTACTGCGAGTATCAAAAGCAATCAATGATGTACAAGAAGGCTGCAAAGACATACTGTCAAGCGTTTATTGATAGAAGCGTAGGCGGTGTATTGCACCCAAACTTTAACAACACCTTAACGGCTACGGGGAGGCTAAGCAGCTCCAACCCTAACTTACAGAATGTTAGTAAGCGTAATCAGTTCGGGAAGGATTTACATAGCTTGTTTGTAGCCCCTCCGGGGTGGAAGTGTGTACAGATCGACTTCGCACAACTAGAAATCTGGGTGTTGGCAATGCTCTCAGGGGATAAACTCTTAACACAGCATTTACTAGATGGTACAGATTTGCATGTTGTACGACTTGGCTATTATAACGAAGACAAGACCTATGACGAGCTCTATAAATTGTGCAAGATAGATGGCGATGAATATTGGAACAAGCAACGTACATATGCTAAAACTGTCTCGTACCAGATGGCCTATGGAGCCATGCCTAAGAAAGTGGCGGAAAGTACAGGGCTAGATATAGGTATTGTTGAGAAGATATTCGAAAAAGAAAAAGAAACATATGCTGATGCAGCTAACTTTGGGGTGAGTGTTAGAGAGGGGCTAGAACATAACATGCATTTAAGTCTGGCGAGCAATATACCAGCTAGCCAGAAAAGAGGTAAGGATGGGGCTAGAATTAGTAATGGCATAGAATTACTGCCGATATTTGACAAATCTGAGGAGATAGTATATAATGAGCAGTATAAACGTAGGGTTGGGTATTATGTATCCCCTACAGGTAAGAAGTATCACTTCCTTAATTCTGGGAGAAGTTTTCACGGTAATGTGAGTGAGAGCTTTAGCTTTACACAGCCTAAGAACTTCCCAATGCAGGGGACTGCGTCAGATGTTCAGGCATGCAGCACCACAGCATTATTAAAGGCCCTGCTAGGCAAGGGGGATAGAATAAAAATGATTAACGAGATACACGATTCAAAATGGTTGTATGTTAGGGAAGATGTTCTGAAGCCATGTCTAAAGTGGCTCAAAGACACGATAGAAGATGTGCCAAAGATATTTAAAGAGAGGTTTGGTTTAGATGTGCCGTTTAAGTTCCCCGTAGATATTGAAATAGGGGGTGATTTTGGGCACATGGAGAAATATGATTTTAACAGCGTAGGAGAGACAAATGGTAGCAACAACATTGATATTATTAGTAATGGTAGTAGCGATAACATTAGCGGTGGCAGTAGCTATATTTGATTAATTATGGAGAGGCAGATGATAGCAGCAATATTAGTAGTAGTGGTCGTATTAATTGTAGAACACAAGACAAGTAAGACATTGGTAGGTAGTGCTGTTGATTTGGGGAATCTATTAATATCTAAAATCAGAAGGAAGTAGATAATGAGTACAATAAACGAAAAGATTACATTCAAAGGTAAATTACGTTGGGCAAGCGTACCACCAAACACGGCTCGTAAACCATTCGAGATCGATGATAATGAGCCAGAGAATTGTTCATATAGCATTGAAGTAGAATGCTCTAAAGCTCAGTTTGACGAGCTACTTAAAAAGGGGATTCCCCGCCTTACAACATTACGCGATTCTGAAGACGGTACTACGTACATACGTCTAAAATCTAGTAAAATCAAAGGTAAGTATACGTTCCCTGATCCTGCTGTGATCGATATCAAAGGAAATAAGCTGGAGAGTAAAATAGCTAATGGCTCTGAAGGTGTTGTATTAGTTGAACTAGCTCCAATCAAAGGACGTAAAGTAACAGCCTTACGACTTAAATCGGTGATGGTGACAAACTTAATTACATTTGATACCACAGACACCAGCATCTCCGACTTATTAGCTTTAGCGGATGAGCAAGCAACATCACATAGTCAAGATGTTACTACGGATACGGGTGATTGGTAATAACTAAAGAGGTGTATTTTGGCGCATTATTATAAGCTAAATGGCGACACGTGCTATGAAGTAGTTGGCAAGAACGGCAAGACACGTGGGACAACAATCGCTGACGCAAGAAAGCTTAAGCTTGTGCCTTCTGTAACCACGGTGATGGATGTGCAATCCAAGCCAGCATTAATTTTCTGGCTACAAAACCAACTTATAGAGGCGTGCATTGACACGCCTTTTTATCACGGACTGTGGGATAAAGAAGAGTATAAGAAGTATTTAATAACACAATCAAAGAAAGTGAGGGAAGCAGCGGCACAACGCGGTAATGAAGTGCATGACCTCATGGAGAACTATTTCAAAGATGGATACGGGAACCATGAAGAGACTAACGTGGCTACAAAGCTCATACGTGAGACGTTCATTAACTACGAATGGATACCTGAAGCATCATTTGCACACACAGACGGCTTTGGTGGGCGTGTAGATTTATATGGGCATGACGGGAAAGGCAACTATGTCATCATTGACTACAAGACAAAAGACAAGGATGAGATAGGTAAAATAGTACAATATGATGATCATAAGATACAGCTAGCAGCGTATCAAGTGGGTCTTAAGCTCCCTGAGACGACACGTAGATTCAACTTATTCATAAGCGTGCATAAAGACACGTTAGGGGAATGTAAGTTGATTGAATGTAATCAATTTGACAAATTTATAAATCTGTTCTACGCTTTACTAGAAGTGTGGAAAATCAAGAATAACTATGACCCGAAGGAGTTATTTAATGACAGAAAGAGTGCTCCCAGACTTTGAGAAGTCGGTTAGCGTGGATTTTGCAAATCTCAGTAATATCGACCGTTATAGAATAGCTAATTATTTAGCCCAGTCCTTTGAAAAAGGGTACTATGCAGGAAGGTTTGATGAAGCTAAAGAATGGTTTAGGCAACAGGACGAGGAAATGAATGACAAAGAAAGCTAGAACTCGTAAGCTTATAGATGGGGTGTATTACTCTGCACGTGGCGTCCCACTTACTAGGAATGGTGGGTGGGAGACTGAGAGTGAGCACATGGCTAAGATTCGTTCCTCTCTGCGTAACGCAAGTAAGTTTTGGAAGCCAGCACTAGCGGCATTAGAAGCAGCCTGGCGACCTTATACAGGCACTAATAAAAGAATAAAAAAAGAGTATCAATGTAAGGCATGTAAAGAGTGGATGGTTAGGGCTAAAGTTGAGATTAATCATATCGTTGCGTGTGGTAGTCTAAAGAGCTATGACGATGTGTTGCAATTTCTGCAACGGTTGTTTTGTGAGTCTCCTAGTGACTATGAAATACTGTGCAAAGAGTGCCACTTAAAAGAGACTAAACTACAGAGGGAAGGTAGAAAATGACCGATCTATACTACAACGTAAAGGCATTTATTAGGAATTTGCCTTTATTTTTACGTCTTGCTTGGGGCTGGCGTAGGTGGGACTCGCAGTTTACTATTGATGCATTAGTTATACTGCTACGTGAACATGCCAAAGACCAGCTAGCAGACCAGTTTCATGTGAATAAGAAGAAGAGACACAAACAAGCGATGTATTGTGCTGGGCTTATAGAACGGGCGTACGGGGATTATGAATACCCCGCACACACCTACCTCCGCACAAAGATGAAATATAGTGTAGAAGGCGGCAGATTTACTGTAAAATATCTGGGAAATAAGGAGTTACTTGACAAAATGATTAAACTAGCCTATGATAAACAGAACGACATTGTAAAAGCACGTAAAGCTTACGCGTGGGATTATTTAAATAAACATATAGAGAGGATGTGGTCATGACAATTGATTTCGTTCCAAAGGGGGCTAGGCCTATAGCTAGAGTAACACCCTCTATTAAGTTTAATTCTGGGTACGATGGGTTTCAAGACGCTACAATATATATTGACGACATACCTGTAGCCTACTTCAGCAGCGCCCATGGTGGTATTGTGTCTATAGGACTAGAGACGGGGCCATTCATAGGTGATGATGATACTAAGGAAGTGGCCCACCTCAAAGAGCGTGGGTTTGTTTTTGTCGAGAAAGAGATTGAAGGCCGCGGGCCGGGCTTTATTGAGCACTACATAACACTAGAGGGGCCACGCTAATGCATGACTGGGGTGGTGAATGGCCATATTGGCAAGAGCTATATAAAGCTCAGGCATACATAGGGAAGATGTTCTGTAGAATAACAAAAAGGAACGCACATATAAAAGAGAAATACGGGACACTTAGGTATGGATATACATATCTCTGGCTAACAACTAAGCAAGATACGGTAGTGTTTGCTAAAATAATAAAAAAAGCTGTTAAGAAGTTCCCAAATGTGGCTGGTGAGGTTGTGAATGATTTAGTTACTACGTTTAGTGGTGACTATGATGCTGGATGGTGCGCTGGTGTGTTGTATATGTCCAGCGGAAGTGAGTGGACTAGTAGTCTTCCTAAGGACTCAGGGCCAGATTTATTTAAGAAGTATTTTGATAAGGACAGGGCATAATGGCTAAAGCATACGGTGTAAAGGGTAAGAATGCAGGGCAAGACGATGCCATCAAGGCTTTATTGGACTGCTCTATTGATTTAGTGGTGTTGGAAGGTGTTGCAGGCTCAGGGAAGACGTTACTAGCATTAGCTGCAGGGCTTGAGCATGTGCTAGAGAGTAAGCAATACAAAGAGATTATGTTCACACGCGCCCCAGTATCTGTAGGGGATGATATGGGATTCCTGCCCGGTACAGTAGATGATAAGCTACTCCCATGGTGCGGGGCATTATTAGACAATCTTGAGTATTTAATAGGGGATTCAAAACAAACGGAATCCTTTGTAACTTCTAAATTAAAAATGATGGCAATGCAGCATATGAGAGGTCGTAGTTTAACTAATAGATACCTGATAGTTGACGAAGCCCAAAATATTTCCACCCAACAAATGAAAGTTATCTTGACAAGGGCGGGTGAAAATACTAAGATAATAGTGCTAGGTGATAATTCCCAGATTGACAATAAGAGGCTTAGTGTTGATAACAATGCTCTAGCGTTCTTAATAAAAGCGTCAATATCGGAAGACTTTATAAAACTTATAAGTTTGCCTGAAGGCGTGAGGAGTCGTTTATGCGTGTGGGCGGCGAAGAATATGTAGCATCAGCATATAAAAGGTGTATTAGTGATATTAGGGTTGGACGAACTTGGAGGCACTTATAATGTCGCACTATGAAGAGCAAAGAGAAGCGCAACGACAGGCTGAGCAAGATGAGGAGATGTATCGTCTTAGAAGTATGTCTATAGCAGACTACGAACACTACATAGATGGTGCTAGACAAAATGTAGAGCTGTCAAAAGATGAAAGGGAAGAAATCTTAGGGTTATTAGTTGAACAAAATCAATTACTTGGCTTATACGAAGAAGACAGTTTAATCGACCATGAGAATGACACTAATGATTTATATAACTATATGGAACCTGAGTTTTTAGACTTCTTGGAAGTGTTAAAGATGGGGGCGGCTAAGCATGGCAATGCTAATTGGATTCAAATAAACGGTAAGAAATCAAGTCATAAAGATATGCATGATTCAATGTTT